AGGTCTGTCTAAGGCTCTACTGCCACCCATGCCTCTATTGGCTCGATGCTGTGGGATAAGCGTGTCATCGGTAGTGCCACAGTGTGAGCAACACTTATCACGATCTAGGAACTTCTGAAAGCTTTTCTTATTCATCATCTTCCCAAGGGTCATGTTTCTTTGCTGGCATCTCTCCTGGTTGGAATCCCATTGCGAGCTGTGTATCTGCTAAACCGCTGGTAGGTGTGTCAGCGATGTCTTGGTCTTGGCAGGTGTGACGCCTTCTCCACTCTCGGACAAGCTTGACCGGCTCAGGTTCATCGGTCCTGAACTTGGCCCCACATGAGCAGGTTTCGGCAATCACCCAAGTAGGCTACCAGCTAGGCGTGTTTCCACTGTATTTCGACATTTTTGCTGATTACAGCCATCATTGTGGCTTGGTCTGACAAGGTTTTTAGCTTGGTTCGGACCCTGTTGTATTCGGCTTTGGCTAGGTCAGCCTTTAGCTTTTCCTCTACTGACTGCAACTTAGCCACAGCTTGCCGGTCTGCCACAGTGCCAGCGTTGTTGATAAAGGCTAAAGACACTGCCTTGTCATAGGCAGCCTCAGCATCTGCCATCTTGCACTCGGCATCGTAGAGTGCGTTAGCTCCCTTGTCCATCTCGCTTGTCAGGCGTTGTAGCTCCTGGACTATGTGGCCTGGTGTAATAATTTCCATCTCTTAGCCTTCTAGCTTTCTCTCTTTGTAATCGCCATAGGTCGGTGAGGATGTCTAGCTCACCTTTGTCGTATTGCTCATGCAGACACTCTTGCACTTCGAGTATGGAACTAAGCAGAATCCTTTGAGCCTGATAGTCCATTGGCGATGTCCTTGATCTTGTCTAGCGTTGCTGTGTCAGCCCCACCAGTCTTGGCCTCGCTGTATAGCAAGCGTAAACCATCAAGGTCATTGCCTAATTCTGCTGCCATTGCAAGCCAGTCTTTAGCAGTTGCACTTGGTTTCTTATCCCTTGCAACCTTGGCCATCTCCTCGCGTGTGGCTCGCTTGTTGCCTGAGTATCCTGCGTTAGCTAATGCTCTACCGATTGCAGATGTTTCTGCGTTCTCTAGTGCAGATGTTTTGTTAGCCATACCTTGACCATCAACCTCAAAAGCTAGACCTGTTGCCTTTGGCTTGTCGGTTTCGTTGTTTAGGTACACGCTTGCCATAACTACCCAAGTGCTCACCTGTCGGTCTTGCAGCGTTGTCTGATTCTCGGTGATGATTCTGGCGTCAGGGTTGTCCTTGTAGAAACGCTTGATGCGTTGCTCGACTGTTTCGTAATCGTTGAGGTTGAACTGTGCCATTTACTTTCCCTTCTCGTGGTGCAAGTAAGGTGCTCCGCCAGCTCTTGATCTAAGACTAAGCAGGTGCTCGCCGTAGATGATGCCTCGCTTCTTACCTTCCATTGCTTTGATAACTCTAGCTTTTAGGTCTGTCATTAGCTTGTTAGCCTTCTCTGCGTCATTGACAGCGTTGAAGTAGTGAACCCCAAGCTCATCCAGGTCAGCCTCGCCATCCTCAATGTTTGGGCTAAGTGCTCTGATTGTTTCTAGTGTTGAGTTTGACCCATCCCAGTCAGGCATCTTTAGGTCTAGGCAAGCTTGCCGGAATCTAAGAGCAGACTCCCAAAGTGTGTTGGCCTCAAACTCATCCCACTCAATGTCAAACTCCATGTAGCTAGACCCTGCTAGTGCTACAAGCTTTGCTCGCCTAATGCCAAAGACCTTCATGTACCAAAGCACTTGTGCTCGATAAGACTGTGGCACTTGTGTCCAGTAGTCGCGAGAGAACTTGACCTCGATGATTCCCCAGTTGCCATCGGCATCTTTGTAAAGTCCGTCAAGGTTTGCTCTGGCCCAGTCGTACATCTTGTTTGCCCAGGTGCCTGTTTCGTAGATCTCCAACTCAGGGTGCTCATCGGCAAACAGTTCCAAGATAGGTGCCTCAAGTTTTGTGCCCAGCTTCATGCTCATGTTGGGTTCTACTTCATCAGGAATCTGCCCTGTCTTTTTAGCCCACTTAGTAATTGCTGATTCCCAAGTGCTAAGTCCGGCGATAGCGGCGATGTCTGAGCCACCGACTGCACCAGGCTCATTGCGTAGTGCGTGCCACTCATCAGAGCCGTTAGCAAAGTCGCCCAACAGGACTGCATCATGCAACTCGTTTATGTCGCTTGGTAGTTTGGATACTGGCAAGGTTTCCCTCTCTTTCCTTGTCGGCAAGCCCACGCTAACTCTCTCGGCGTGGGTTTGCTATTTGTCTTGAGATTACTCTAGATTGACCCTATGACAAGACAGCTTGAAAGAAAATACATAGAACTGCAACACGCCATTTCTGAGAATGGGGGTGTCGAGTGTAGCCAGCTACCTGAGTGTTTTTTCCCAGAGGATGAGCCAGATGTGTACTTGCGAAAGAAACTGATTGCCGTAGCTAAGGAAGTCTGCAACGACTGTCCGGTGAGGCTAAGGTGCTTTGACTATGCCCTATCAGCAGGGATGGTAGGCATCTGGGGTGGCACTACCGCTGAGGAACGCTCGAAGCTAAGGGGTTAGCTTTTCTTGTCAGTCTTTTCGGCAATCTTGCCAAAGGACTTGTTGATCTCATCAGCGTCAATCTGACCATCAGCCAGGTATGAGCGAGATAATTCCTGAGCCACATCTATGATTCCAGCGAAGGCTGCCATTGCTACTGCCTGAGCTACCTCAAGGCCGATAACTGCTCCACCGACAAAGATGCCTGTGACCTTCAAGATGATTACAGCTAGGGTTCTGCGTGCGATGTCTAACCACATAGGTCAGTCCTTTCGTAGGGGGTAAGTTGATGCCCAAATAGCGATTGTTATGAGAATGGCCCAGCCAGCAAAGTCTTTAGCTGTGCCTTCGAGTACGACCCAAGCGATGCCTAAGCCAAGAATTGTCCATACCTGGTCAAGCTGGTCTTTCAAGAACTTCACTAGGGTTTCCTACCTGCCAAGGCCACCTGTGTCACGATCACCGAAGCAACCACAACCTGTTGGGCCTGTTCTCTAACTTCCGGTGTCATGTCTGACCCGATTGAGCGTAGGTTATCTACCAGTTTACTAACCGCTTCTAACGCTAGTTCGATGCTTATTGTTTCCTCTGGCAACTCAGGCTCAAGTGTAGGCTCGCTCGGAATTGTCGGCTCTGTGGGGCTCGTAGGGGGCTCCGTAGGCTCTGGGGTAGGTGTTATGACCTCTGGGGGCTTTGTGGGCTCTACAGGCTTTACAGGGCTTGTGGGACTAGGTTCTGGTTCTGGCGTAGGTGTTGGGGTAGGTTCTGGCGTAGGTTCTGGGGCTATGGGAGCCACCGGAGCCACTGGCTCAGGCTCTCTGACAACTTCCTCAGTGCGAGCCACATCTTCGGTGCGTTCAACTGTTTCGGTGCGTTCAACATCATCGGTCCTTACTGTCGTTTCAGTTTCCGGTATAGCTTCAGGGCTAGGAGTGGGGGCCACAGGATCAGGAGCAAGATAACCAGGATGGTAAAGCAAAGCAGGGTCCAGCTCAGTGCCGTCACTAGATACAACGCCAACAAAAGTGGTGAGCTGACCAGCATAGCCACCCTCGCAAAAGTGCTGGGGAATGTTGCCTTTATCCAAGAAGTAGTTGTTTTCATTTTCCCATCCAACTGTAAAGGTTTGCTGGGTGCCAGTCGAGTCGGCACAAGTGATGGTTGCCCAAGCTTGAGCACCATAGGCAGGGGTAGGCTGCCAGATCATAAAGAATAAAAAAAAGCCTACAAGCATGACTCGTAGGCTTTTAGTTTTGGCTAAGTTATTTAGCAAGTTTGGATTGCACCTTTGGGGGTTTAGGGGCTTTGACTACTGGGACTGGCTCGTGAACTGGGGCAGGGGCAACCTCACCTGTGTCAGGTGTTGGCAGTCCAACCTCAGCATCGAGTTCCCACTTAGCGATAGTGGCTTTGACAAACTTTAGAGGGTCAACATAGCCCTTGCCGTCTGATGTCCACTTTAGGTACTTGCCCTTGCAGATCTCAAAGTGAAGGTGTCGGCCAGCCGATGCACCGGTGTTGCCCATGATGCCTAGTCGAGTTCCAGCCTTGACCTTCTCGCCTTTTACAACGGTCAGCGAGTTTTCAACCATGTGAGCATAACGAGCTGTGTACCACTCGCCATTTATCTTTGACCGAATGTCTACATACCAGCCAACCCCACCAAGCGAGCCATCAGGGTTCTTTAGCTTAGAGGTTCCGGCAGCAACAACTGTGCCATCGTGCCAGGCTTCGTTCCAAATCTTTGCCTTTGGTCCCCATAGATCAACACCATTGTGGTGTTTCTTATACTTCTCGATTGGATGGATTCTCCAGCCAAAAGGTGAGGTGACTTTCCAGTCTTTGCCGAACTTGCCGTCAAGGGGCATCTGTGGTTTTGTTTTCATCTGTTTACAACTCCAATAATTAGGCCAATAAGGGATACAACTGATGCAGCTAAACCTGTGTAAGCAATCTTTTCAATCCAAGCCAGGCGAGCAAGGGTCAGCTCTACCTCTCTCAAGCGTGCAGGAACCTCGTCTAGGTGGTCCAGCTTCTCAAGGATCTTGACTAGGGTTTCCCCATGCTCAAGTTGCTTGGCGTAAATTGCTTGCTGGGTAATGCGTACCCCAGTTGTTTCCTCAGCCATTATGCGGTGATAGCAGCGATTTCAGAGTCAGTCAGACCCAGAGCTTTTAGCTTGGCATTAGCAGAGGCTTTTAGGGC